TCCGCCTGTTGTAATAGCCAGTGTGTCAGCAGTGGGACTGAAGATGCCAGTATTTGGATCGCCGACATAACTCCAAGCCGGGGCAGATGCGCTACCAAGTCCAGCAGCTTCGATCTGACCAGTGGAGTCGATCAGCAGACGCTGTGACCCATTAGTCGAGATGGCTACTTGGTCTGCGCCGGGGGAGTAGAGCCCTGTATTCGTGTCGCCAGAGAAGTACAGCCCCGGGGAGCCAGCCGAGCCCGCGATGATGCCGAGCGCACCGGTCATCACGTCGCCGGTGACGTTCACGAACTCGCCGGCCTCACTGCGCCATGCCGAGCCGTCCCAGATCTTGAACACGAAGGTGCTGCCGCTGATGTCGAGCCACTGTTCACCCACGGTGTTGCCCGACTGGCCGCCACTGGCCGGGCTGGCGTTCGGCGCCGTGGTGCCAACATGCACCGGACCCACCTTCACCAGCGCGCCGCTGCTGTCCTTCAGGAACAGGCCAGGGCTGGCGCTGTTGGTGTTCATGGCCAGCTGGCCATCGCTCATCCCGGCCGGCGTGGGGCGCTTGTTCGCAGTGCTCGAGCGCAGGTGCTGCAGTGCCATTCCTTAACGCCTCCTTGAGGCCGGAAGTTACCTGTTCAGGCTACTCAGAACGTCCCATCATCCAGATCGCTGGTGAGCGCCACAGTGCCGGTACTGTTTGGCAGCGTGATCGTGCGATCTGCGGTGGGGTCAGCAACAGTGAGCGTCGTCTCATAGGTGTCAGCCGTGGCACCCTCGAACACGATCGCGGCGCTGGAGCCGATCTCCAGGTTGCCGGTCATCGTGCCGCCGCCGGTCACCAGCGCGTCGTAAGCCGCCCACTCGAGACCGGTGGCCGCAGCGCTGTTCGCCTTCAGCACGAAGCCGTTAGTGCCTGCCGTCAGCTTGGCCAGCGTGTTGGTGCCGGAGCCGGCGATCAGGTCACCCTTGGCGTAGGTGGTTAGCCCCGTGCCGCCGACCGTGGGCGCCAGTGTGCCGCTGGTGATGTTGGTGGCGTTGCGGCACTCGCCGCTCACCTCCTCGATCGCAGCCTGCACATTGCTGCTGGAGATCTGCCCAGCCGGCGTGAAGGAGACCTGCGTGGCCACCTGTGCGATGTAGGCGTCGGATGATTCGACGCGCACCCATGAGGTGCCGGTGGAGAGGATCAGGTCCGGCGGCAGCATCGCCACGGTTGGAGCCGGTGCGGTACCGGTGCCCGCGTTGCTGACGATGACGAAGTAGTTCAGGTTATTGGCGCTGGCCGCCGGCAGCGGCTGGCCAACGCTCAGGCCAAGGGCTGAACCGTCAGGCGTGACGGAGGCGATCTGGTTGGTGTTGGCGTCATAGGTGCCGCCGAAGATCACGGTGCCAGCGGTGATGCCCACCGGCTGCCACACGTTGCCGTCCCACATGTAGACGGTCTTCTCCAGCGGGTTCAGGAACAGCTGGCCGATGAAGTCAGCTGTTGGCAGGGAAGACCCGATCTGTGCGGTGGCGTAGTCGGCAACCTTGGCGGCTGTCACCGCATCGTCAGCCAGCAGTGCGGTGCCGAAGGTGCCGGTGGTGACCTTGCTGGCATCGAGCGCCGGAATGTCGGCGGCCGCCAGCGTGGTGCCGCTGGTGACGTGCCCCTGCGCATCCACCGTCAGCTTGGTGTAGGTGCCGGCGGTGGCGCTGTTGCTGTGGTTCAGCGTGCCGCTGCTGATCGATAGGCCGGTGCCTGGCTGGATGACGCCTTTCGTGCTGCCGGTGGCATCGGGCAGGTCAGCTGGCACCAGCGCGCGGAAGGTTGGCGCTGCGTCGGAGCCGGTGGTCGGTCCCGCAAGGATGCGGTTGGCCGACTGCTGATCCATCGAGGTGGTGATGGTCGCGCTGTAGGCGTCGGGGTAGGCAACGCTGAACGACAGCGGGCTGGTGTCGCTGAAGCTGATCGTGCTCAGCGATGCCTGCCGCAGCCAGGTGCTGCCGTCCCAGGTGTATTCGATCGCGGTGGCGGTGTTGACCCACTGCTGACCGACGAACGCACCGGACCCTGCCGGCACGGTGGCGGCCACCACGGCAGCCGAGCTGTCCGCCAGCTTGGCGGCTGTGATCGCGTCATCGGCCACCTTGCCGGTGGTGACAGCGCCGGTGCCGATCTTTGCCTCAACAACGGCACCGCTGGCGATGGTTGCCGCAAAGGAGCCGGTGCCCGAGCCTGTCACGTCACCCGTCAGGGTGATCGTCTGGTCGCCGGTGTTGGTGCCCGAGCTGGTGCCTGAGAACGTGCCCGAGAAGGTGCCGGATTGCGTGGCGAGCGTGCCAAGGCCGAGCGTGGCGCGCTGGGCGGCAGCATCAGCATCATCGAGCAGAGCGCGGCCTGCTGCGGTGCAGGTGATCTCCTCCACATCGCCGGAGCCGGCAGTGCTGCGGCCGAGTAGCCGATCGGTGGCAGATACGTCCTGCAGCTTGGCGTAGGTGACCGCACCATCGACCAGCGCGGCCGTGCCGAGGTTGCTGGCCTTGGCGGTGGTCACCGCTCCATCCGCCAGCTTTGCGGTGGTCACCGAACCATCGACCAGCGCCGGGGTGATCGCGCTGTAGGCACCGGAGCGGTAGACCTGCAGCTCGCCAGTGCTGCTGTTGACCCAGCCGCGGCCGTCGAAGTTGTCAGAAACGGGCGCCGAGGCGCTGATCGCCACCGAGCTGCTGTTGCCGAGCTTGGCAGCGGTGACAGCACCGGATGCCAGCGCGGTGCTGCCGATCTTGGTGACGCTGGCCTGATCCAGCTTGTCGAGATCGATCGAGGCGGCATCGATCAGATCGAGGCCGGCATCCACCAGATCCTTGGCGGTGACCTTCTTGGTCTGCGATGCCGAAATATCGGCAATGGGCAGCACGTCGGTGGCTGCCACCGAGGCCTTGGGCAGCGCCGTCAGCTGGGTAATGCGTTGGTCAGCCAAGGCTCAGCCTCCAGGGGCACCACTGCTAGAGCCCATGTTAGTCCTCAGTTTCAGTCAGCAAGAACTCAAGGGACTGCTCCAGCTTGATCTTGTCGTCGTCTTCCTTGAGTACATAACCGGATGGCTGGCCAACCTGCAGCCTGATCTCACCGGTAGTGACGAAATCTACGGTGCAGTTGATAATGTCACCAGCGCGTACTTCCACGCCGGCTTTGGTGATCATCGCCGTGAAATCGTAGAAGACTGAATCAACAGTGGCATCAACGCTCTTGTCCGTCAGATAGAGGGCGCAATCGAACTCGCTGCCAATGTCGAGGCGCTGGATCAGCTGCAGCATCAGCAGCGGCGTTTCGGTGATGCCGGAGCTGGTGTAGTCGAAGGCGCAGGTGATCGAGCCGCTGCCGCTCAGGATGCCGGCGCTGTAGAGCTGGCGGAACTTGTCGCTGAGCGATGTGGCGTCGATCGCCTCTCGATCGGTAGCCAGCGTGTAGTCGATGACGTTGCCGAGCACGTTGTAGGTGGCATCCTTGACGGACACCTGAACCGGCAGAGCAGGCGCCGCAAAGCTGGCAAGCGAGAGCTCGTTTGCGCGGGTGTTGTTTACCGCATCCTCGAAGCTGCGGAAAAACCGCAAGCCGCCTGCGCCGTTGACGTTGACGAACGCCGAGATGTTGTCCTGCACCGCGCCTTCGTTCCATGCCGACGCGGCAAAGCAGATCAGGCCGCGTGCATCGCTGGTCGTGATCGAGACGCGATCGCCGGTGATCAGATTGTCGAGAGCACTATCGAAACTCAGCCGCTCCAGATCGGTGTTCACGTCGTCTGGGCTGATGCTTTCGCTGAGCTCACCCATCAGCACGGAACTGCCGCGCTTCAGCCTGACGTTCCCCTTGGTGCCGAGGAAGAAGGTCATGCGATCACGCCGCCAGCGAGGAAGTCGCCATCGACCGAGAACTGGATCGGCACGGTCACCAGCTCGCCGGTGCTGACGCCAACCTGCGCCGAGGTGATGTAGGCGAAGAACTCCAGATCATCGGCTGCGTCATCGCTGACGCGCAGGCGCAGCTTGACGCGATCGGTCTCGGTGACGGCGCCCACCTTCTGCACCTTGCCGAGCAGTGCGGTGAACTGCGCCAGCGTGGCCGATTCGCCGGCCTCGAGGCGGTAGTAGAGCAGCGTGGCTGAGCCGCTTGCGGACTTCAGGCCAGGCGTGAAGGTTGCGGCGGTGCTGTCGATTGCGGTGGTGCTCAGCAGCTCCACGCTGGTCTCCACCGACCAGTCGCGGATCTTCGCCACGGGTTTGTAGGCCGCGCCGTCCCAGAACTCCAGCTTGCCCGTGCGGCCTGTGTAGAAGCCCATGAACGGCGGCCCAGTCTGAAATCAGGCTAGCGAATGGTGAAGCCACTATCCGCGAAGGATGCGATCAGGCTCAAGGTCTGAGAGCCAGACTCAACACACGGATGTTCGATGGCTTTCACCGAAACCTGCCCGTCTTCATCCATTTGCACCTCCGTTACTCGGAACACCCGCTTGCGGGTGATCGAGGTGCCGAGCACGAACAGGCGGCCGACATAGGGTGCCAGCGCGGCTGCGGTGCCGTTGGTGACGGTCACGCTGTCCACGCTCACCACTGCGCTGCCGGACTGGTAGACCAGCGCCTTGAGGCCGCTGCCGTTCGGCACCTGCCCGATTGGCGTGTTGAGCACACCGCCGGCCTCCACCACGCCGGTGCTCACCTGATCCCACTGGTTCTCGCCGATCGCCACGTAGATGTAGCTGCCGGGCTCCAGCACGCTGTCAGTCGGGAAGGTGGAGAACTCGATCGCGCGGCGGATGTGGCGCCGCTGGTTGCACAGCAGCTTGCCGAACAGGATCGCCTGGCTGCGGTTGGTGACGTACTGGGAGAGATCAAAGGTCTGCCGCACGCTGTTGGCGTCGATCGCATCAGCGCGGCTCACCTCCACGCTGCGATTGCGCGGGAAGACACCGTCGCGCTCGGTGTCGCGGTAGATCACCGAGGCGATCAGATCCTGCACGCTGCTGCCGAAATCGAGGAACTCCTCGCGGTAGCTGTCCTCGAGGATGTTGCCCTGGTTGAACAGCGCCGAGATGGTGACCTGCCGGGTGATGTTGCCAGCGTCATCGCAGGGCACCGCCGGCACCAGCGTTTCGCGGCCACCGACACGGCCGAGCTCGAGCAGCGAGAACGGTGCCACGTCCGCCCAGAACTGCCGCCACGGCACCTGCTCGGCGATCACGCCATCCATGAACAACTCGTTCTGACGGCAGAAGCGCTTCGCCAGCGCCAGCGCCTGCAGGTCAACGCCGCCGATCTTGGCGAACCGGCCGATGCCGTTGTCGCCGTCGAGGATGGTGTCGAGGAAGATGTCCGGTGCGTAGCTGCTGGAGCCGTTGGGTTCCGCGGGGTAGGTGCCGTCATCACGCAGACGGCGCAGCTTCTTGCCCTCCAGCGTGAACACTGACAGCGAGCGCAGGTCCTGGATGCCTTGGCCGCTGTAGGCGTTGAAGCCCAGCAGGCTGAGCCCGTTGTACAGGTTGGGGTAGTTGCTGAAGGCCTCGATGCGCTGCTCGGTCACGGCGCTAATCGAGAACTCGGGACCACCTTCAAAGCTGAAACTGGTCTGCGTGTCGGAGCGCATGGAGAACAGCCCCCACTCGTCCACCTCATAGGGGTTGACGTTGATCGGCGGCCTCAAGCCTCGGCGTGCGCGGATGCTGCCGAGGAAGGTGAACTGCCCGCCGGCCGGTCCGGGGATGATCTGGGTGTCGCCGCTGTTCTCGATGTAGGCGAAGTCAGCAAAGCCGTGGAACTGCATCTCGGCAGCAGTCTCGGCGATCGGATCGAAGCGGAACTGCCAGTTGCCGATGTTGTCGCCTGCCACAAACTTCAGGGACATGAAGTTGTCCACGTCCGCACCGCGGCGCACGGCGAAGATGTAGGGGAGCCGGCTCCACTCGTTGCCGGTGCGGCGGTAGCGCAGCCAGAAGAAGGCCGCGCGCACCTTGGTGCCGTTGTCGCTGTCGCGGAAGGTCTTGACCTTCTCCTCGCCATAGCGCGGCGCACGGCCCTGGATGCGCTTGAACACCTTGGCCTTCAGCGCGAAATCGACCACGCGGCACTCGGTGATGGTCTCGTAGCCGGCCTCCTCCATCTTCACCAGGCACTTGGTGTTGAAGAAGTCGTTCCAGCTGTTCGGGTTCTCGAGGTAGCGCGTCAGGAAGTCGATGCGCTGCTGCTTGGTGGTGATCTGGCTGCGCAGGCTGGCATCGCGCGATGCCATGGCAGCCAGATCGAGGTTGTTGGCGTTGGCGGTCAGATCAGAGATCTCACCGTTGAGGCGCTCCTCCCAGCGGTTGAGGTCGCGCTTCTCTTGCTTCAGCGTCTTGCCACGGCCGGGGATGGCGCCATCGGCGAAACCGTACTGGCGAATTGCCCAATCCAGCCGGGCTTGCGCACGCTTGAGGTTGGAGTTGACGCTTTGGATCTCGCTGCGCCATGCGGCGATGGCACCTCTGTTGCGATTTACGGGTTGCTTGTCGAGTTCATTTTCAATGTTGTTACGCAGCTCTCTTCTGCGATCACGGTTTCCATCGACGCGGTTGGCGTATTCAACAACGATGGGATCAAACATCGTTGCATTATTGGTGATGAAGTCAATTTCACCAACGGTCCACTTGCGGTCGGTTAAGTCGTCAATCAGATCTCTATATTGACGAATCTCCGCTAATTTCTGCCTGACGCCAGCGCCCACACCCGGCAGCAGGATCGGCTCATTGCGCAGCAGCTGATCGTTCAGCGTCTTTACTTCACCTTGCAGCTGGATGATCTCGCGCTGTGCTTCGCGGCCGTTCTTCTTGAAGTCGGTGGTGCCGTAGTCCTCGATCGGGCAGATGCCGGCCTCGATGCACTCCATCGAGACACGCATGGCGCCGTCTTCCAGCTCCACGTTCTTGATCGGTACTGCCACGCGGAACTTCGCGCTGCCAAGCTTGTAGGTGCTGGCCGCGTCGATGTAGCTGGACAGCGTGCGGCGCAGCTCCCTGGCCGCGCGTGCGGTGTCGCTGCCGCCTGAGTTGATCTGGCGGAAGATCAGCGTCATGCGCTGCCCGACCGGGACCGTGGGACGCGCGTCGTTGAGCACGTTCAGCGGCCAGTAGCTCTCCAGCCCGGCGATCTCCACGCCAAGCGGTGCGTCCTTCTCCCTGCCGTCCTCATCACGGTCGATGTAGACCACGTTGATCGGGATCGGCGCGAAGACGCCGAACCGCGTCATGGTGCTTGGCGAGAAGGCTTGGCTGAAGCCGTCCTGATGGTTGTCGCCGATCAGCGTCGGCCGATAGGCGATGCTGCTGGCCGCCTCGCCGATGCGCGTCGGGTCGCTCTCATCACCGCGGATCAGATCAGAGAACCGCAGCGGCCGGTTGGCGCCGAGATACGCCCAGGTCTTGCCGGCTGCCAGCTGACGGATCGGGGTCTGGCCGAACGCAATCCGCGGCGGTGCGATGCGCTGGATCTCAGACGCGCCGATCGCCACCAGCATCTGCATGAACTGGCTAGAGCCCTCGCTGTGGACAGCGGACCACACCAGCGAGCTCGCCACGCGCACGCCGCCGGTCGGGTTGTCGTCCACGTTGCAGTAGACGAGGTTGACCGGGTCGCCGTACTTCGCCAGCTCCTGCTGTGAGTTGAAGCCGAACCGCGGGGCGAACACCTGATCACGGCGCTGCCGCTGGTTCTTCTGCTCCATCTCCGGCTTCGGAGCGAGCAGGTAGCTAACAGCTTGCAGGATGATGCCGACCACCGCGAGGATGATCGAGATCGGCTCCGCGCGCAGTTCCTGCAGCTTCTCCTCACGCGATCGCGTGAAGTCGTGCTGCACCGCCAGAAACTCGAGGTATTCGTCCTCTGAGACCTTCAGGATCTGGATGAGCTCGTGCTCGTAGGGCAGCAGCTTGCGCGTCATCGATCCATCCAGAAGTAGCGCGCCACGCCATCAGGCAGCGGCGCCTGTACGACATTCTGCCCCGGCCCGATGAACAGCAGCGCGCGGCCAAGACAGGTGCCGAGCGCTGTGCCGCTACCGGCCGGCAGCAGTGCCACCGCGCCACGTTGGGGTCGCTTCAGCGGGCTGCCGTGTTCGAGCACCCAGCGCACGATCATCGAGCGCGGGAAGGTCTCCTCGCCCCAGTCGCGGTAGACCCACTGAAAGCGGTCGCGGTAGCTGGTGAGCCCCAGCCGGTCGCGCACCTCGCACGCCAGCTGGAAGCAGTCGGTGAGCCCGCTGCCATCGCCCGGCCGGTGTCCCCAGCCGTAGCCGAGACCCACCAGGTCGTTCATCGCAGGTAGAGCTCCGAGTTGAGCGGCAGCGGTCCCACCATGTCGCGGGTGAAGCTGCGGCCGGGGAAGCTGGAACCCACGCTGTCGATCGCCGAGCGGAAGCGCAGCTCAATGGTGGTCTCGCTGAAGCTGGCGCCGAGGCCGATGTAGTAGTCGGTGGCGGTGTTGGTGATGGCGCCGGCAGCGTTCAGCCAGGCGGTGGTGAGGGTGAGCTCGCTCAGCCGGTTGCCGTTGCCGCGCTCCACCAGCACCAGCGCGAAGTCCACATGCGGAAACAGCACCTGCAGCTGCGCGTTCTCGCCGTTCAGCGTGGCCAGCGCACCCTCGGCGCGAAACGGCGCGAAGAAGTAGCTCTCGCTCTGCAGGATGGCGGTCTGCGCCACGAAATAGTTCTGGTAGCGATGCGTGACGCCATCAGTCGTCAGCAGCTTGAAGAACTGGCAGATGCGGATCTCGGCCATCAGAAGTCGAGCTCACCAATGAGGGTGATCGAGACACGGCTGCGGCCGGTGTAGACCGACTGCACCTCGGGCGGCCCGGCAT